GTCGGAGAAGTTCGCTCTGTACCGCAAGACGTTCACACTCGATCGCGGAGAGTGGCGGCTGAACTATGCAACGCCGAATATGCTCTCCATTTCGATTGAGGGTCAGGTGCTCAAGGGTGACGTGGACTTCATTCACACAGACGCTCTAGGCTGGATGATGGTGACTGGTCTAGGGAAGAGTGCGATTGGAGACGCGAATTCTTGGGTGCGTTCTGACTATCCTTGGGTTGTCGCGCCGAATGGCATCGAACACGAAGTCATCGATGTTGCTGAAGAGCTTGGCAAGACGCTTACTACCTACAACGTGGTGAAGAGCGACAACGAGTCGCGTTACACGTTGGGTGTCGTCTATCCGGCTCACAAGCTCGACGCGCACAAGGACTTCGCGACAACGGCAACAGTCGAGAAGGCGTGCTGGGGTTTCCTCGCGAACGCGAAGGGGGTGGGTCTGTATCACAAGGACGGAACGGATGGCGCTGGCCAGCCCGTCGAGTCCTACATCTACCGTGGTCCGGACTGGACGTTTCAACAGAAGGACGAGAACGGAGTCGTCAAGAGTGAGCAGATCGTGAAAGCTGGCGACTGGCTGATGGGAGTCGTCTGGTCGGAGAAAGCATGGGACGACGTGAAAAGCGGGCGGATCACCGGGTACAGTCTACAGGGCTGGGCGAAGAGGCAGCTGCGCTCGCTAGAATCCTCATTGATCGAAGCAGCAAGCAGCTGACAGAGTTCAGCGAGCGCTACTTCGTCGATGTTCGATGCCGAAATTGTGGCAAGCTGTGGTTCAAGTGGCTTCCGGTCACACGAATTGTAATCGAACTGCGTTGTACGCGCTGCGGCACGCATGAACGAAGGATGATTTTCGGAACCCTCCCCGAAGAGTGTTATCCGGAAGCTAAGGCTCTATTAGAAGATGAAGACCGAGATACATTGCACCGCCACCAGAAACATGGGATGTACGATTTAACGATACCCCGCTAGGGATTGAGGACATCGCACGGAGGACCCAAATGGCAGCGAAGAAGCGAATCAAAAAGAATGCGCCGAAGCCAGAGACGGAGCTTCAAGACCTCACCATCGACCGCGTCGATGGAGTCGATCGGCCAGCGAACGGTTCACCGTTCATGATCCTCAAGGCCGAAGACGACAATGAGCTTCGGGCGAATGCGGAGAAGCTGGCCGATGGAGCGCTGTCAGCGCTGAAGGCATTGAAGGGTGTCGCTCTCAACAAAGATGCCGCAGAGGCGATTCAGTCGCTCGCGGATCTGTTGGGCGTGAAGCTCACCGTTTCCGAGGTTCCGGAGGAAACCGAGAAGGACGAGGAAGCGGAACAGGCCAGCGCCGACGACAAGAAGGAAGAGTCCACGGACGACAAGGAGACAGAGGCAACTCCTGCAATGTCGGCCACGGACGTGAAGGCAGCGGTTGCAGAGGGCGTGCAGGAAGCCTTCAAGGCAATGCTGAAGGATGAGGAGCCTGTCTCCAAGTCCGACGACGAGACTCCCCCAGCCTCGCGACAGGGGGACGACAACGGGGCGAAGCGGGTCGAAAAGAAGGTCGGAGACGGTGTCTTCGAAAACATCTTCTTCGGACAGTAACCGCTGAGTATCCAGAGAAGGACGAAGGAGGAGAATCATGCCAAGCGTGCTGGGAGCATGGCTCGAAAAGGCTTTCACGGGTTTTGAGACTCCGGACATCACCGCACCTGTCGGTGGCGGTCTGTTGTCTCCGGATCAAGCGCGACGGTTCATCCGGGTTGCGATCGACTCGACGGTACTTGCCCGTGACGGCAGGATCGAAACTTCGAACTCTCCGAAGTTCGAAGTTCCGCGCATGACGATGGCCAGCCGCATCTTGCGGCGCGGCGTCGAGGGTGAGCGGGTTGGAGACACGGCCGCCTACGGTGGGGACGTGAAGCCGACTACGGCGCTCGTCGAGCTTTCGACCGTCCTGTTCAAGGGCGAGATGAAGGTGTCCGACGAGCTGTTCGAAGACAACATCGAACGTGGTGCTGTCGCGGACACTCTGGCCACCATGCTCGCAGAGCAAGTCGGACGCGATGTCGAAGAGATCGCGATCAAGGCCGACCTTCGGCGCAACGTGGGCGCGGACGCAGCGCTCGGCCCCGACCTCTACTTGCTCAACGGTCAGGACGGGATCATCCGGTCGCTGGAGACGGGCCTTCCCGCAGCGCAGTACATCGACCAGTCGGCAACCGCTGACTACGATGAACTGTTCGCTTCGATGATCGAGGCGCTGCCCGCCCGGTATCGCCGCAACTACAATCGGCTCCGCTTCTACACCACGGTCAGGCACCGTGACGGCTACCAGAAGGAACTCGCGGCTCGCGGCACCAACCTTGGTGACTCGGCCACTACGGACGAGATGGGAGAGCGGGCGCTTCGCTTCCGGGGGATTCCGGTGCGAGAGGTTCCGATCATGGAAGGAACCAGCACCATCAACGGTGCTCCGGTCGACTACAGCAAGTTCGCGATGCTCATGGACCCCAGCAACATGATCTGGGGGTTCTGGCGCAGGGTCCGAATCGAACGCTTCCGCGATCCTCGTGAAGGCGTCACGAGCTACTTGCCGACCGTTCGCTTCGACGTGAAGATCGCGGACCCGAACTACGGAGTGCTCTCGTACAACGTGAACCTGTAAGGTGAATCGCTGACGAAACCACTCTGAAGGAGGGCCAACATGGCGATCGACAGAAACAGAGACAACCTCGTTGGACGGGGCGGACAAGCAATCGTCCAACGAGGTATGTACCCCATGAATGTCCTCAACATCACGGGGGCCGTTCACGCGGAGTACCTCGTTGTTGGTAGGGACACGTATGAAGTCGCTGTCTTGGACACCGACTCCGGGGAGGATACTTCCGGAGGGGAGTTCAACAACAGCGAAGACCCGATCACCGCAACCATTGCCGCACATGGCCTCATTGTGGGGGACTTGATCAGCGTTCAAGATGCCCCCGTCGAGATCATGAGGGTGACATCGGTTGTGGACGCGAACACGGTCGTTCTCGCTCGCGGGGTGGCGGGGTCCACCATCGGCGCTCACGCGGATGCCATCGACATCTACAAGGGTGCTGCTTCGATCACTGCGGGCCGAATCGCTGTCGGACTGGACGACGCGGCCAAAGCTGTTTCCGATCTGGCAGCGGCACTTGCTGTCACGATCACCGAAGACGGAACCGAAAGTCTGGTGGGCGTCGACATCGGGAGCGACAACGTCTTGATGTACGTCCCCGGTCCTGTTGAAGACACGCGTGCCATCGACGATTCGAACATCACCGCAGACGCAAACGCTGCGGCCTTCTACGGTGGAGCGAAGGTCATTGGCCAGAACCTCTTGCTGGCTTCGCGTGTTCCGCTGGCTACGGAGGTCACGCTGGGTGAACTGGTCTTCCAGTTTCCGTTCACTCCGACCGCAGTCTTCATCGCAGTCGATGTGACGGCGACGGGTGCTCCGAAGGGCTGGGATGGTGCCTATGCCATCGGTGCAAACGGGCTGGTCACGATGGACAACGGCGGTGGAACTGCGTGGGCGACGACCGACACGGTAAAAGTCCTTGCCATCGGCTAATGGGACACGGGGAGGCCAAGAATGGCCGAACTGGTCACTCTCAATCAGCTGAAGGCGCGGCTTGGCATTCCTGAGATCGACCACCAGCGAGACGATTCTCTGAAAGGTGCGCTCGGCGCGGCTCAAGCAGCTGTTGTCGAGCGCACTCGTTTTGACGAGACGGGCGGCACGCGGGTTTCGATCTGCCAGCACATTCGCCTGACGCGGCCGTTCAATCTGCCGTTTCGTCCGGTGACATCGATCACCAGTGTCAGCGCTCGTCGCTACGGTCAGACGGAGAATACCACTCTCGTCCATGACTTGATCGATGCGAACGACGGAAAGCTCGTTCTGATCGGTGTGGTCGAGCCAATCTGGCCTTACCCAGCCTACTACGGACAGGTCTACCGTCAGCCGTACTGGAAACGGCAGCTGGAACCGATCTGGGAGATCGTACAGGTCACTTACGAGACGGAACAGCTGACGGCGGACAACGCAGACCCAAGGTTGGCCGACGCAATCATCAATCTCGCTGCCTTCTGGCATCACCGGGGAGCGGCAAACGCGCTCAACAACGCGTCTGCGGATGGTGCGCAGGAGGGTTACAGCGCGATGCCATTCCCTCCGTGGGTGACGAGTCAGCTTCTCGGACTCGGAGCCGTGGAGGGAGCGACATGGGTCTAGGTCCTTCTCCCCGCCATATGCTGTGGCAGGAGTTCATTGTTCTGAAGCCACGGCCTACAGAAGATGGTCAGGGTGGACGAACGAAGGAGTTCATCCCGGCAGGAACGGTGCAGGGCCGACAAGCGCGGGTGAATACGGACCCGGAACGTCTCGTCTCTTCTGCGATAGAGGACAACGAGACAACGCGTATCGTCTGCGACCTCACGCAGATCGAACACTACGGGGTTGACTCCACGTGTCGGCTTCTCAGCGCACGCGGTCAGCTGTGGGAAATCGTAGGCCGACAGACTCTCACCGATGAGTTGAGGGTTCTACTGTGCCGGTCGGTGGATCGCGAATGATGATATGGCGTACAGAGTCAGGGGACTCAAGTCCGGACACAAGAAGGGCCAGCTCAAAGTTCAGATCACGTTGGACCGCAAGGACTTGCGCAACGTCACTCGACGGTTCAAACGTCTGCCCATTGAAATGCAAAAGGGCGGTATCGAAGCCTTCGAAACAGCACTCAAGGCTTTCACAGATGATGCAAAACGTCGTGCGCCGAAGGCATCCGGTAAGCTGCGAAACGCGATCAAATACTACGTTATCGACCGCAAGACTGTCATCTCTGCATTCATCGTTGTTGACGTGCCCTACGCAGCGGCCGTCGAGTTTGGAGCGAAGCGTCACAAGAAGAAGTACAAGAAATTCCTTATCAACCAGCTGGAACGCTGGGCCGAATTGGTTGGGAAGCCGGGAGAGGAAGGGGCCATTGTCACTGGCCGGTTGGTCAAACGAAAACAGCCAGCCCAACCTTTCATGCGCCCCGCCTTGCGTGCTAATCGAAAGAAGGTAGTTGATCAGCTGGTGAAAGACCTTCGCAAAGCGATCAAGAGAGCAGTGAAACCAGAGGCAAAAGTAAGCGGCGGCCGATGAGCGAAGCGTTTGGACAACTTCAGCAAGCTCTGTACAACCACTTGAAGGCAGATGCAGAACTCATGGCTTTGATCCGAGACGTGTTTGATCAGCCACCGCAAAATGAACCCTACCCCTACGTTACGATCGGCCCGTTCGACTCAACTCCCGTGGTCAACCGAAGCGATTCAGAGCGAATGGGAGTAGACACGGACATCTACACGGACGGGGAATCGTGGGTTCTGGGCCAAGCAATCAAGAACCACATGATGCGTCTCCTCCGTCATGCACGGCTGGAAACGACCGATTACGTCTTCTATTTTCGGCCCGAATTCTTCTCCCAGTTTTACGATACGGACGGCGATGTCCGCCAGATAAATCTCCGTTGGCTGGTCTTCGGGATGACCCCAACTTGCCAGTAACACCTTGGAGCGGGGTTCCCTGTAGAGTATAAGGAGGACGAAATGAGCAAGATTGTCAGATTGAGAGAGTCAAAGGTGATCCGCAAGAAAAACAGCGGTTTCACCAGCTACCCGAAGGGGGTGACTTCCCTCCCCGACGATCTCGCGGACGAAATGCTCGCATCGGGCGCGGCCGAGCCGGTCGCGGCCCCGCCACCCGTATCGGCTCCTGCACCGAAGCCTGAGCCGGTGGGTGATCAAGAGAACGAGGAGGATTGATCGATGGCCGCAATTCCAATCACGGAAGTTCAGCCGGGTGAAATCGTCAAGGTGACTCCCGCTGTCGTCGCGGACGGCGACACGTTCGTCAACAACGGCGACGTGGTCTTGCTCGTTCGTGCCGCCGCAGCAGCAAACAACCTGCGAGTGGAAGGCGTCAACGACCCGTATCGACGGGACGGCACTGTGCAGTGTGGAGCGCTGACTGCTGCGGGAGACTACGGAGCCATCGGGTTTCTGAATCCGATTGCGTTCAACGCTGCCGGGGAAGTCGAAGTGAACAACGAGGCTGGAGCGCCGACCGTTGCTGCCATTCGACTGATCCGCATCTGAGGAGGGTGACATGGCGCAGCTTGCAGTGACAGAAATTCCGGCAAACGCTGGTAGTGGTGGTGACATCCCCATGACGGCGGGCGCGGCCGGTGGCCACACCGTCCTCAACAATGGGGACATCGCGATCATCGCGGAGAATGTGGGCGCAGCAACCCGCATCATGCGGATCGAAAGCGTGGCCGAACCCAACTACGGTCGCACCAACAACGACACCAACAACAAGTACAACGTGTCGCTCGACGCGGGTGAAATCGCGGTTGTTGGCTTGCTGAAACCAGCCGGGTTCAATTCGGGCGGGGCCGTTACCATCAGCTTCTTGAGCGGCGGTAACGAAGCCGACATTGAGGTCGCAGCCGTCCGGTTCATTCGGCCGTAACGCGACGGAAGGAGGAATAGAGGATGGCCAGTTCCGCAATTCCCGGCTTTGAAGGACACGTCTTCGTCTCGACAGACGGAGGGACGACCTTCACGAAGCTCTGCGAGCTTCGGGAGGTGACGCTTACCGTCGAGCGTGACACAATCGACGTAACCTCGCACTGTTCGAACGGATGGAAGGACAACATCACGGGCAATGCAATGTGGAACGCGTCTGCCGATGCACTCTACGTCCAGACGGATGCTCCGCAGAATGCTCTGTGGGACGCATTGATCTCCCGCGATTCTCTGCTCTTCCAGTTCATTCCGAAGGGTGAGAACGCTCAGACTGGTGATCAAATTTGGCAAGGAACCGGGATCATCACCAGCTACGAGCTTTCGCTGCCGAACGATGACGCATCGGCGGTCAGCGTTGAGATTCTCGGACAGGGCGAGATTCAGCGAATCGCCGCTCCGTAACCACATAGACGGCGCATGAAGCGCCACGAAAGGAGAGCACTAAGATGCCAGCCATTCGTTCAGTACCTTTCGATCTACTGGATCGCCCCCGTAACCTTCGGTTCGACGTGAACGCTCTTGCTGATTTGGAAGAGCGAGCAAAGGCCGGGATCGGGACCATCTTCAGCGAGGAACGCGCCGGGTTCAACTCGGTGCGTCTTGCCCTGTGGGCAGGGCTGAAGCACGAAGAGCGCACGCTTAACCCGGATCGTGTCGGGGAACTTATCGGAGAGTTCCTGACAGGTGGCGGCGACTTGCAGGAAATCATGTCGGTCGTCACGGATGCCATCAACGCATCCGGTCTATTCAAGGTTGAGGTGGCACGCGAGGGAGACGAGGGGGAAGGTGAGAAGAAGGAGGGTGACCAGAAGCCCCCAAACCCCAAAGGGGCGGAGACGACGTAGGCCGTCTTCGCTCTTTCCAACGCTGGCTCGAAATCTGCGAGCCAGTTGCGTACAACCTCGGTCTGAAACCGGACGAGTTCTGGTCGATGACCCCTCGCGAGTTCCAGATGTATGTCGAGGGGTACGAATGGCGCGAGGATCGCGAGTACGAGAAGCTGGCGCTTCTAACTTCGTACTTGATCTCTCCTCACGTCAAACGTGGCCGTGCGCCCTCCCCGAAGAAACTGTTCGATCGCTGGCGCAAGAAGCCAAGCAAGGGTGCCGATGGCACACAGTTTCTTTCAGAGCAGGAAAAGTTCAAAGCGCTCTGGGCAAAGGTGGAACTCAATCGTCGCCGCGAAGCGATGGAGGCCGCACGCAAAGCTCGTTTGGAGAAGGCGGCTAGGTGGATGGGGTTGATACGAGAGGAATAGTGACGTGCCGGGTGGTGGATTTGTAGTCGGTTTGGCTAACCTTACGCTGCGTTTTACTGCGCAGACGGGTCAGCTGGAACGTGATCTTAACGACACGGCTCGGTCGTTCGTTAATACGATGGACCGTCTTGAAGCGCGGAGCAAGATTGCCACGCTCGGCATGACGGTCCCACTGGGAATTCTCGGCTCTGTGGCCACTCGTGCAGCCATTGATTTTGAGGACTCCTTTGCAGGTATCCGCAAGACTGTGACCGTAACTGGCACGTCTATTGAGCGAGAAGCTAAGTTCGAACAGTTGGAAGGTCAGATCAAGCAACTCTCCACGCAGATTCCATTGTCGACCACTGAACTCAACCAGATGGGTGAGATCGCTGGTCAGCTGGGTGTCGAGTTCGAAGATTTGATTCCCTTCTTGGACACCACGGCTCGCGTAGCCGCAACCACATCACTGTCGGCAGAGGAGGCGGCATTTGCAATCTCTCGGCTTGCCGGGGTCGCAGGGCTGACAACGAAGGACTTCAAGGGCTTGGGTTCTGCCATCATTGAACTCGGCCGAAACTTCAAGACCACGGAGCAAGACCTTGTCAACATGACCATCCGCTTCGCTGGTCTTGGTCGAAACATCGGCATGAGTATCAATGATATGCTTGCGTTCTCAGCCGTTGTTCGATCGGGTGGTTCGTTTGCGGAATCCGGTGGAACCGCAATGGCGCGTATCTTCAACATCCTTGCGCTGGAAGCGGCTGGAGCCGGAAAAAACATGAGGCGTCTCAACGATTTGGTCGGAGGAGACTTTGCCAAGTCGTTCGAAGATAACGCGACCCAAGCGATCGTAGACGTAGTTCAAGGGTTGCGTCGGTATAAGCAGGAAGGCAAGGCGCTAACTCCTGTCATCAAGGAGTTGTTCAAAGCGAACGTCAGAACGGGTGTTGCCCTCAATGCTTTGATTAACCAAGTTGGAAAGGGCGGCATTGTCGATGCACTGGAGCAGTCGAAGAAAGCATTTCAAGACGCAAAGGTAATTGTAGAGGCTTCTGAAGAACGCTTCCAAACGACAGCACAACAGCTGAAGTTGCTCCGGAACAACTTCGACCTTGCCGCACAGTCGGCAGGGCAGTCCTTCACCGAAGCAATCCGTGCGGCCATTCCGCCCATGATCAAGATGGCGGGGACGCTACGTCGACTTGCGGACGGCTTCAACGAACTCCCAAAATGGGTTCGACTCGTTACAGTTTCGATTTTGACGCTTGGTGTAATCATTCCGCCAGTGCTTGTCCTCATATCGCAAATGCTAGTTGCTCTTACGCTTCTTGGCCTTGATGCAAAGCTCGTTGCACTTCGGTTTGGTTTGATCACCGTTGCTCTACTTGTTCTGAGTGCTGCCATTGTTGGAATGATCACGCTGTTTGGCAGCTGGAGCAATGTTATGAAGTCCCTCAATCTTCTTGGATTGAGGGTCATTGCTGAGATTGTTGTCGAGTGGAAGAAGAACATTCGCGACATGAAGGCCCTCCTTGCCGAGTTCGCAAAAGCGATCAATCGACTTATACCGGGAGACGCACTCGATCCGTTTTCTGATGCTGCGATTGAAGCCTTCGTGAAAACGGCCAATGTTGAACTGGAGCAAGCGAAGAAAATTCTTGAGGATGTAAAAAAGGAACAAATAGCGCTTCGAAAGGAAATTGCTGAAGAGGTCGAGAAGAATGGTGTTGTCGATTCCTTGAAAGTAATGGAGAAGGAACTCGACAAGGCTGAAAAGGAGGCGGAACAAAAGGTAAAGGCAATCGAAGACAAGCTGAAGGCGGGGGAATTCAAACCGTTCGAACAGATCGAACTGGAACTGGCAAACAAGCTGAAGATCATCTCGGCGCGTGCGTCCATCTTCGGTTCTGAAATGGACGAAGCCGCAGAACGCTCGAAAGCGTTTGAAGCGGCACTTAACGACGCGGCCAAAACTGTTGCATTCACCGGAGACGCGCTTACCCCCGCTCTGGAAAAGATTCGCGCCCAGTTTCTGACGATAGAAGACCCGGTCGATGCCGTTCAGACAAAGCTAGCGGACCTTAGCCGCGAAGCGCGAGTTCTCGGAATGGACGTATCGCTGGAACAGTGGCTCGACGTTTTCCGCGAAAAGTTGCGGGAGCTTGCGGCACAGGGGCTGGACGAAACAAACGAAAAGGTCCGCGCCCTCAAAGCTGGAATGCTCACTTTGCAACAGGCGACTGATCCAACTGCGGAAGCGCTGGCGAAAGCGGCAAAGAAGACAACTCCACTTTCGTCTGGGCTGGAGAAAGCGGAAGCCAACGTCAGCGCTCTTGAAGACGAACTGTCCAGCTTGCGTAGCAACTTCCCCGACCTTTCCGAATTCGAACTGCTACAGAAGGAACTCAAACTTCGCACCAAACTGACGATCGAAAAAGCGAAGGTGGAGAAGATTGAGGCGGACGAAGCTGCCAAGCGAGCTGCCAACGATTTTCGCAAGCAACTTGCTGGTGTGAGTGGACAGCTTAGTTTGCGAGCCGGGGTTTTCGACCTCGGCATCGAAGACCAAGTTGAGGAAGCTGCAAGTGCTCTCAACTCATTGTTGGAGCAAGCAACAGCCGATCCGAAACTTGCCGCTACGCTCGTTCCTGAGATTGCACTCATTCGCAGCGAACTGGAGAGTCTGGAAACTTCCATTTCGATCATCAATGGAATCGGAGAGGCTTTTGACCTTGTCGGCAAGTCGATCACCGGCACATTTAGTCAATCTGTTTCTGGCATCCTGCGAGGGACGCAGACGATTGAGGAGGCGTGGTTGAGTCTCGGTGAGAACTTGGTTGTGTCCTTTGCCAATGCAATGGTGCAAGTCATTACTGACTTCATCATGACCCAAGCGAAGCAACTTGCGATTCAAGCGGCAACGTCAGCGGGAATCATCAAGATCAAAGCGGCAGAAGCAACAGCATCATCCGAAGAGATGCAACAGCTTGCCAAAGTGCTTGCGAAGATCGCAGCTTCGCAGACGGCAACTGAAGCGGCTGAGTCGACGGCGCGGGTTTCAACTGCGGTGGCCGAAACAACAACGAAGGAAGGACTAAAATCCGGGGAACTCACAACAACTGCTGGGGTGGAAGCGGGGAAGACTGCGGCGGAACAAGCTGGCTCGCTTACGCGTATTGGACTTGC